AGCCGAATGAGGTTGAGCAGTTTTACATCATACTCAGGATGATTTGTTGGGTTTAGCTTTTTCTCTATACACTGCCCACAAGTCAACAGTTCACAACTCCATCACCCGCAGGTTTCCGCTGTTCCCCTCGTTGCTTCAACATGAATAGTTACTTACCTCATTTAACTCACGGCTTGACACGCCGCAAGCCCAACTGATTACAAAAGCTACCGGCAGACCCTAACCCAATGCTGGTTCAGAGTTTGTTGTCTGAACCAGCGGTCATTGGCTTTTGTAAATCTTTGAGACTACGAATGTATCTTCCAAGAAGATACATAAACGCTATGTCTCGTTCATCATCTGAAAGAATCAGATGAAAGAACTCTGATGCTGCCATGATAACGTCAGCAATGAATTCCTGATCATCGCCATGTTCACGCAACACATTCTCTAAGCTTTCCATCCACTCAGCAATATGTGTTACTTCATCATCTGCCGGTAGACTTTTCCATTGCTTAGATAAATCTTTGAGTTGTTTCTTAGAGCTTTTCATAGTTGAAATGCTTCTTTGTTATCAACTCATTGAACATCTGCCCAGCAGAATCAGCTAAGAATATCTTCAATACATCTTCAACCGAAACTTGTGGATAGCGATAGCGAGAGCCATTCCTAAACGTAGCGAATAGGATACCTGTAGTCTTTGACGGATACGAAAGCATTGCCTCGCCATTGATCGCTGAAAACTCATACTCAATCGAATACAAGTTAGACGAATCAATATCCTTAACGTCAATCTCCATCTTCATCGAAAAGCTCCACTTCTAGTTCACCCTCTAGTTTCTTATAGTCAAAACCTTCTTCTGGATTCACACCAGCCTTGACCAAATCATTGTGGTAACCGTGATTCTTTGTTACTTCACGATATGTAGCGGAATGCGGATTGTAGAAGTATTCCTTGAAAGGCCCAGCCGTATCGGTATCTGTAGCATATTCAAAGACCCTAGCAAACCAGTTATCCGGTTTGAAACCGTGCTGTCTCTGGCAAATCCTATTTGCCAGAGAAACAGCTTCGGGAACGGTTCCAATATCTTCTACCCTGATAGGAATCCTAAACTCCACCACATAGTAGTTACTGAACTTCGGCATCTCTACTCCTTACAGTAGTAATAGCAATCCAGTTACAGCAGCAGCAGTTGCTGCCATAAACAGAAAGACAGGAAGAAATGCTAACACCGCCATGCCAATGATTGCAAAGCACGCAAAGTAAATGAACTTATTGAGCATCAGACACTCTCAACTTCCTTGACATTCGTTAGACCACTAATAGTGAAAGCCTCACCGTCACCTGAGATGCTCAGGAACCCCTCAACCATATCAGACCAACTCAAATTGCTGAAGTCAATATCTGAGTTAACCATGAATGCCTTATCGCTTACTGTGACGAGTGCTTTGTCAAAGGTAGCAAGACGCTCAATCGTAAACTTAGCCTTGAAGTCACGCTTTGTTGCCCACTTCGACATAGGAAACCTTAGCATACCATCTTCGATGGATACTGCGGAATCGTCATAATATTTCACCATTAGCTTACTCAACCGCTCGTCTGCCAGATTCCTGAACATACGACCAACCTGATTGCCATCAGCAATACCTGACAGAACGTGATCAATTTCGTGAATCAGAGTTGCAACGATAGCCTCAAGATCGTTTGTTTCGATATGAGTCTTGTCAATCAGAATGATTCGCTGATCTATCGGCTTGTTGATGTTCAATGTAAGACCAAGGTTACCCGTTTCCTTCATCAATACACCAAGCCTACCGCTATCATGCATCTCTGCGATACTCGGCTCGTAACGAGCAACGATTGCGATTGCCTTTTCCAAAAGAGGAAAGGCTGACGTATCGTAATCAATGTCGAACATTACCGACTCATCAGCAATCTCTAGGAATGTCTTAACGCCAATCCTTTGCAAGATCGCATAGACAACCTTGTTGGCGATGAAGAGCGGTGCGAAACCACGCAGCGTAATGAAATCCTTTGCTCCACGCTCAAAACCGATCTGATCGTAAATGATTACTTCGCGATCATCACGCATGAAAAGCTTCTTGAACACCTCATGCCAAGCAACATCGAAATACATGTATTGCCAGTTTTGTTCGTTTACGCCACTCGGTGAGACTTCGTAAACCTTAGTGTCATCAGTCTCGCCCACAGTTTTCATGAGGAAAACTTCGATCAATGACTTGTCGTTGCAGTTAGCAAGAACCCTAGCGATACCGGCATCTACTTCCCATTGATTCTTAATAGTACGCTCTTCATTCAGAGCAAGACCATTAAAGTTATAGTTGTAGATAGGTTCTAGGTCTACTTCATCGTAAGTAGAAACCAAAACGCCGTAAGAATAGATACGAACGGTATCATCAATAGTATGAAAGATCTGAGCCTTTCGATCTTCACTCTTCTCACCATAACCTCCATAATATGAAAACAACGGTTCACGATTGATTGTGAAATACTTATGCTGATTCTTGTCAATCTCCATAAGTTCAGGAGCTGCTTCGATATAGCAGGAGAACCAACCATCTTCAACAACAATCTCTGATTCATCGACTAGCGAAATATACCAATCTTCGCTACTCTTAGCTGCATCAATAGTATTGGCAAATGCTTCACGATAGATTTGGAACGCACTATCCCATGATAGAACACCCGCATCAACTGTGAAAGATGACGGCTTTACATACTCTCCATGATTGTAGTCATAGAAGATGCATTCAATCCCATCCTCCATCTTCTTGACATACTGAAGAATATAGTCACCGTTAGCGTCAGTACCTGTGAAATACCAACGCCAACCGTTACGCATTGCCGCAATCGGAGCAAACTTAATACCCGAACCAAACTGCCCGATTGTAGTCGGGTCATTACGCTTAGTCGAATACCCAAGCTTCTCCAGCCCGATACGACTCACATTCTCAGCACGATTGCTGAACTTTAGAAACTTCATCATTCTCCTTCTTCTTCTTCGATGTTTGCCTTACGAGTTTTGAGATGGCTGATGATAGGCTCAGTCTGCAACCTATCACGAACTCCAGCGAACTTAAATTGTTCACTCAATCCCTCAGTCAACCAGTTGTCAAGAGCCTTGCCTTTCTCAGCAGAGAAGTTGCGATGCATAACAATATCCTGAATGTTGTTATGCCAGAATGAACGAGCAATGTTCATATAGATCATCTCAGCCAACTGATGAGCATTCAGCGTAATCTGAGGAATGAATTCCCCATACGCTTCCTTAACTTCACCGTCAAGCGGAGCATCAACGGCACTCTCAACAGGATTCACATCCTTAGCCTGCTGCTGAACCTCACCCATTACGGTGATGATGAAGTTACGCAACTCATCCTTGAAAGAGCCAATGCTACTGTTCTTCCAAGCGGTATTTTCTTCGCCAGCCAAAAGCCAAGCAGCGCCACGATCAATAGCGCCAGTCACACGGTCACCCAAATGACAGCGGTTACCGGGATTGTAATCGCCAAGCAATACCTCTGCTGAGTCTGTCGTAAGGAAATCGTAATTACGCATCTCATCATCAATGCGTGAGCTAATATCCATCTCACGCTCAACCCGATCTGCGAGATCTGAGTAATCCATCTCGTCCATAAGATCTGACATAAGCGCTGATGTATCCAAACGATCAGCAACATCCCCTGCCAAATCGTAAAGGTCAATGTGATCCTTTACCTCAGAAGCAACGTCGCTCCAATCAATTCCGTCAAGAACACCCTCACGGAATTCGTCCATCTGCTTCTGAAGTTCATTTTTTACGGTATCTGCAACCTCAATGTTGTTGCAGACTTCATTCACCAAATCGGTGAGATCAAGTTCAAATTTAGCGTTGAGTTCCATTGTTGTTCTCCTTGTTTTCCTAGAAACCAGTGTTTAGTGATTCTTCGATAAATTGTTCGTAATACTTCCAGAAGGGACTATCTTCATAGATCTTCACTTCTGCATGGTCATACCAATCAGCATAGTGATAGGTCATTTCATACGGATCATTACTTTCATCCGTCACAACTTCAATCCAATCAGCAGGGCCACCCGTAGACAACTGAATACGGATTATCTTCTTGAAGCTAATGCCTAGCGGATATTCATAGGCTGCTTCCATCGGGTCGTCATACCCATCGTAATGCACATCACTTTCAACAGCGATAAGCAATCCATCAAGGTATTCCTCACGATCTGCCAACCGTTCAGCGATGAGATCTTTGCAGGTCTTGCGTTCCTCAATCTGCTTGTCAATGTCAGTCATTTTTTCTCCTGATTACTTTAGAAGATTAGCAATAGTATTGCGGTCAGTAATGAAGTCAGCAATTACTTGTTCTGCTGCTTCCTGAGTGATAGCCTTAGGAATGAAGATTGCTGACTCATTCCCTGTGTCACCGTCGATGCTTACATCTTCAGCAAACCACCAGCCAATAACGTCCTTATTCTCAAAGACACGCTCTAGAGCACTCGCAAGAGATTCCTGAGCGATAAGCGGAGTGTCACCCTTTACTTGAAACCCAAGCAAAATCACATTCTCTTGCTCATGCTTTACCGGCTTCTCAAGCGGATTTACATCCGCAACCCACCACTCCATATCCAATCGCTCATACAAGTGGTTGTCCAGAAACTCTGCATATTCCTGAGTATTGAGTGGACCGTGATACGAAAACCCATCCACAGGGTTACCTGAAATTATTAGCTTCATTGTCATTGTTGTTCTCCTAACCGTTGACTTCTTCTAAAAACATGGTCATTGCTTCTTCCAAGGTATAGTCGATATACCTACGATGAACCAAATGGTCATCTGAAATTGCATACAAGGTAAAGCCATCTACAAAGTGACGCTTTACCCAAACTTCTTCCTGAGTAATCACAAGTGACCCTCTTTCTGATCCTTACGGCCAACATTCCAGCCACGCTGATACAAAGCGCCAACGTCAAGATTAGCGATCTCCTTTAGGTAATCGCTAATCTCAACGCTAGGCGTATGGTCAAAGTTATCATGAACGCCGTCGTAATAACCCAATGCAAACCAACGTAGCTCGTATGCCTTTGCCAATTTGTTTGCCGCACCCTTTGCTGCCCTGCTAGCCATCAGTAATCCCTCGGGTCAGCCAACGCAATCATTGAGCGATCAAGGCGATTTGAACGCAGCGATTTGTTGTACACATCTACGATGCTAAGTGCCAACGTAACGATCTTGACAAAGAACGTCGCATTACCCACGGCATTCTTTGCCTTTGCCACGATGTATTGTGCATCGCCCATCTCACGCAATACCTTTGCAAGACGCTTCTTATCTACATTGGGGTACTTAGCCAGAATCATGGAGATTGCTTCGATAAGTTCTGATGAGAATGATGAGGAATGGCTTCCAAATCCTTCCATCAGTACAATGAGCGAATTTTCTAGTGATTCTTTTCCTAATCTATTTAGGACTTTATTGGCCGTTGCAATTGCGCGCACGATTCCATCACCGGGCTTATCACCAAAGGCAAGTCCAACCTTTTCCAGAACGCTATTCAACTCAACAGCGTTCTCATGCCCAGCCATTGCCGCAGCCTTTTGCAAAGCGGAACGCTTCGGCTTCGTGCGGTTGTTGTTGAGCAATACGAATAGGTCAGCCTCATCCTTGAGGCTAAGGTTGAAGTAGACGATAGCGTTTACGTCAAGGTTACCCATGTTCATACGCTTCATTGCTTCGATACGGTGAGCACCATCAATGATGTACAAATCTCCGTTATCACGAATGGAGAGAATGACAACACCAATCGCTTTCGCATTGAAGTTACGAATGATAGCGTTCACCTTAGTGTCAAGGGTTTCACGCTGATACGAGTAATCGACAAGCAAATCGTTAGGCTTAACCTTTGAGGTTAGCTTTTGACTTGCTGTGATACGTACATTCACATTCTTGTGAATCTCGTCAATCGTTGCTGATTCCAAATCGGTTGTACTAAGCATTGGTTAGCTCCTTTACGTTGGTAGTAATAAATACTAGATTCCCTGCAAACTGTTCAGGTTCTCTGCTTGAAAGCATATCTGCAATCTTCTCCGCTTCTTGTTCCGAATGTAATTCCATGATTGTTGATCTCACTACATCTATCCGATACGTCTTGCCCATCGAACAACTCCTTCTACCCTTTCGACCGTCACTTTCTTTTCCCAGCCAAAATGGTATCTACGTTCCTTAGATGTTAGCCCACCCCAAATGCCATGCTCTTCTTGATTATTAACAGCAGTCATCAAGCATTCAACTTGAATAGGGCAAGTGTTGCACAATGCTCTTGCCTTAGAGATGAGGTTTCTAACAATCTTATTACTTACAGGTCCACTATCTGCATAAAAGACTTCCGTTTGCCCACGACAAGCCGCTTGCTTTTGCAGATCTAAATCAATCAGTTTCGCCATTACGTCCTAGCATTTCATCTAGTTCTTCCTCCATCTTAGCGATAGATCGAACCTCATCAGCAAACGAATAATACGGAATAGCCCCTGCTTCCTCATGCAGAATCGGCAATACTTCCTCAATCGTATATCGGAAGTATTCTTCCTTGATTCCTGTTTGCTCCATTGCAACAGTCATCATCATTGAATGATATGCCAAAGCGACAATCGCATCCGCTGCCCGATTCTTAGAGAATGTTGTCTTACCATTACTATCAATGTCATAACACGCATTGATGCAATGCGCAATATACATCATTGCTTGCTTAGGCTCAGGGCTATCAATACTGTCAAGCATATTGGTGATTGACGTAAAGATTTCCGCATACGTTGTGCCATCAATCAAACCATCGGGAACACGATTCTTGAAGTTGAGCATCTCATTAATATCGTCGCTATCAAACATTGGTTTCATCTTTCTTGTTGGGAACATAAACTTCGTACTCGTACTCAATGTTTTCTAGAAACGTATCAAGACGCTTATACGTATCCACTTGCTGACCTTCGACTTCTTCACCGTTTACAAACTGGCTATACCCAGCGAATCCCATACCCGGTTCCTCATACTCAATGTAGAACATAAGCTTAGGGTACATTGCTGAAATACTCTCAAGCCCAAACAAAGGCGGACCCCAAGGGGTATCGCCATAAAAGCCTAATGTTGTCATACCAGTATTCGTATCTCCCTCATATTGAAGAAGCCTACCGATTTTGAATTCCCATTTAGAACCCCAATTATCAATGCGCCATTGATACCAATCAGAAGTTTCATTGCCCGATTCATCAACTGTAGACTCAGGGGTCGGCAAATGCATTTCCAGCATTTGAAAGTCACGACTTACATTGTCGTAGCACTTATTGTAAAACGCATCTACATCTTCAGTCGGTCCATAAACATAGACCTTATTTTCACACCAGTTCGGCATTCTTACTCCGTTCGTTTTGATGACTAATTGCTGCACTAAATTTTACGGCTTTCATAAGCCCTGTTACTACAAACGCTACAATTGCTACTACCACTAGAAAGGCATCTCCAAGCCAGATTCAGGTTCCATAAAGTCCAACTCAACCGTTACGTTATCCACAACATACGGCGCAATGTCACAAATCAAATTGACAAGATGATTACAATGATCTGCCTCATCTGCCTTGAATGTCAAAGTAATCTGGTAATATCCAGCTTCTTCTGCTTTTTCAACAATCATGATTCTCCTTAGTATGCGTAACGATCATTGCGATAAACACGGTCAATCTTTTCTTCCACTTCACTCCACCATTCATTGATTGCTTCCGCAACCTCAATGGTGTCATCAAGCCGTTCAGTATCGGGAACGAGAACCGTTGTTCTTCCATTGCAAATAGGGCAAGTAATGTCATACACACCGCTTCTGTAATTGTCACGGAACTCATCATCATGCCACAATTCCGATGACGTACTAATACCGTCACCATCAATCGAAGGATTTACGATTGCCCCTCGTCCATCACAAAGAGAACATACTTCCCAATATGCAGGGAACTTGTAATTGATACCCTTGTGTTCAAAGTAAATGTTTTCCATTGTTGTTCCTTTCCTAGTACCAAACGATAAAACCATCAGCATACTTAGCGACAAACCTTAGCCACCAAGATGCGTAAATCCATTGATCAACATCTTCCTTGATCATGCGATCTTTTTCTTCTGAAGATACTTCCTCATCCCGATACCGAATCTCGGTAAACATTGCAAATGCTTCTGTGTAGTCACTCATCCACTTAGCAAGACGCTTACAGTCATCAGGTTCCAAACCCTCACCGTCATCAATATCGTATTTGTTCAGATAGTCTCCGTAAAAGTCAAACGGAAACTTTTCGTAATCCGACGGGCTTCCCTCCATAAATTCATCAAATGAATTCAGCATCCAGTTGCCTGACTTACCTCTATACCAACAGCCTGCACCAAGCATACCCAATGCGCCGTCGATATTTTTTACAAGAGGACTACTATCTTTTACATTTGACCATACGCAGCCGCCACACTTTCGTGTTTCAACACAGTCAACGTAACCCTCTTCAGCGATAACTGCTGTATTCGCAAGCTTACAAGGAAGCGTTTTAGGAATGTTGTCTAGACCCATTTCATTTTCTCCAATCAAGGTATAAAAGCTTTGAAAGGCATGACATCATTTCGTCGTGCCTTTCATGGTTACTGTTGTTCACTTTTAGGTTGTAATACAACCACTTCAAATCATCTACATACTTTTTAGGAACTTCCATCGTCTGAACGATTTCCCAGTATGTATCAAAGGGGTTACCCTTTGTACCGATAATTTCTTTAGCCTTAGCCACTCTTACTTCTGTATCCTAACCAATTGATTGAGTCAAGGCAATACGACTCAGCGACGTTTTCACTTACAGAGAACACAACTCTGTAGATTCCATTTTCTAGCATGTGTTCGACACAATACTCACAAGGCTTTGCGTTAGCCATTTCGCCAGCAGAACTCATTCTCGCAACGTAAATCGTTCCTCCATGCGGATTCTTTGCATTTCTAATCGCTGTCATTTCAGCATGGATACTCTCACGATGAGGTGGAGTCAAAGGAGTTTTCTTTGCGACATTGATTCCCTGAGACAATACTCTTCCGCTTTTCACCAACACAGCACCAAGCCTAAACCGATGATGAGTTGAAGTCATTGCCTGACGAGCTGCTTGTCTGAGGAATGAGAAATCCTTACACGAAACGTGCTCGGATTCAAACTCATATTCACGAAACTTATAACGCATTGCTCTCCTTAGTCATCGAACAAACTCAACTGCCCATCCATAGGTTTCCCGAAGTTTTCTACTTCCCATTCAGGACGGCGAAGTTCCATCATATCACACCACTCATCCCATTCATCTTGATATTCAGGATCAATCATCTTAAGATGATACGCAGCCAAAATCATATCGTTGGGATTGGGATACTGATCTGCATCAGGGGAGAAATACACATCGTGTTCTTCCATCCAAGACAGAATCTCTTCCGTATCGTTTACGCCATGAGCAACCATTGGATCAATGAACTCATTGATATACCTGATCTTATGTTCAGACTCAAGTTCATAGTAATGTGTTTCATCAGCAATGACGTTATCACGAATCCAATCAACCCAAACCATTGCTTCTTCAAATGCGTTGGTGATGTTTTCCTCAACGAAACCGGCATTGGCATCCTTTAGGATTCGCACAGTCAAACGATCAACGTGACCCACAGCCCAATGGCCAAGACCAACGATCTTGAAATCATCAGGATACTTCTCCATCAGATCTTTTGTGATAACCTCAAAGTTACTTTGATCAAGAATATTTGAATCACGGTGAACGTCAACTCCTGCCCAACCCCAAGTGACAAACATTTCCTCATCACCCCACCAACCGAAATCTTCAGGTTTTTCCATAGCCATCTCAGCTAGCTTTGTAAGTTCGTTATCAAGATACTGAGTCATCAGTGTTCCTTGCTCTCAAAGTAAGTGGGATCTCCAAGCCAGAAGATACCCGTTCCATCACCCTTTTCAAACCACTCATCCAACAGTTGATGGTAAAACTTCAGCCTATCTGCTGACATAGGTGATGAAAGACCAGTCGAACAACCGAAACAGATATCCGAATGGATTGCATCATTGTACATGATTTCACCACAGAAGTGTTTCATAATTCTTTCTCCTATTCCCAAGGGTGATAGTTAGACCAACTAGCACCAGCATGATTTTCGATAGAGACACGGTAATCCTCGCCCCCTAAAACGCTAAAGCGTTTCCCTGTTTCAGGGAAACGCTCATCAAGAAGCCCAACCAATTCGTGAGCCTGATCAATATGGAAAGGTCCATAGCAACGGATAAGATCACCCGTATCGTACCACCAACCACCTTCCTCAGGCCCACCGTAATGACGAGTCAAATCGTAAACGTTGACGTAAACGATATCGCCAGTATCAATGATATGATGATCCCAATCATCAAGGTTGAACGAATACTCAATTTCTTCAGTCATGCTTAACTCCATACCTCATGCCATAAGTTGCTTCATAGTAATCTTCAAGCTCAGCCAAAGCCTTCTTCTTTGTGCCAGCCTTGATACCATACTGAGCCTTTACGAAAGCCAATACTGAATGACGACCCATCTTCATTCCAGTCTTTGTCTCAAACCTAAGCGCAGCGATAGCCGCTGCCATTCGGTAATGCTCAATCTTTTCAGGTGTGTCAGCGATATACATTTCACTCATTTGAATCTCCGTTCAATTCCTTGATTGCTTCCTCATCCCAGTTATAGGGAAGATCATTTTCAATTGAGATTGCGTATTCTTCCTGCATACGATTCCCTTCCGTATACATTACGCAAACGTAACCGTATGAGCCAAACTCATGCGGAAACCATTTGATGAAGAATTCGCAACCCTCATCCTGAGTATCAGGAAATTGCCGATACAACTGATTGATGTAGGCTTTCATTTCCTTAGTTGCTTTTGCCCTGTAATCAGGTTCACCAACCTGAGCGCAATCCTCATCAGTAGGCGTAGGGGAAAGTTCAAGATAAGTTCTCATCGGTAATCTTCATCGCTTTCATAGTCGTCGGACATTCTTTCTGCATAGTCAGCATCAACTACTGAATCTGCGAAACACACAATGCAAATCGGTTCGCTAGGTTCTTCAAAGAACCTTTCGCCACAATTTAGGCAAACGTACTCGTTAGGAATCACTTGCTACCTCCAATGTAATAACAGGACGATCAATCCCATTCATTTCTTTGATGTACTCAATACGATCTTCAATCTTCATATATTTCAGAAGATTGACTTCATGGTCTGACAAATCTACTTCGATACAACCATCAACTGTGAATAGCTCACTTGTTTTCAGATTGAAGTAGTACTTCTTTCGCTTGGTCCAAGTCATTTCGGATAAGGCACCTTTGCTATAAAGATAAACAGTAGAGTAAAGATTACGAGCATCATACTTGATCTCCATAACCTGCAGTAAGGTCACTCCTAGTATTGAGAGTAACGAGTTCGCTTTTCTTCACCCAAAAGTAGTTGCATTTGTGAAGCAAAGCCGGGGTGTATTGCTTACGGAATGCTCTTTCCGATTCATCAACACCAATCTTCTGGCATTCATCAGCTAGACAGTAATCGTAGCCGATTTCCTTACGCTCATCCAGATACTCACCGTTGCAATACTTACAGATTGCCATGACGCTTACTCCTGTCTTTGTCGTATTCATCCATCATCGAAGGGGTTACCAGATGCAAATACGGATCGTCATACTCATCGTAATCCTCCGTGTTTGCCTTATGCAAACGGTGCATCGCCAGCAAATACCTTGTGTACCTAATGGGATCATCCTTGTATTCCCAAATCGGATTCTTCGGCTTACGCTTGCGCTGAACGAAAGCAGGCGCATCAACGATTTCGTAATCAGTACTCATCAGTTACCACCTTTCTTGTTAGTTCCACGATAGTCAATGTTGGTAGCAATGTTACGCATATTGGCAGACGGAACGTAACGCATACTACGAACTTTCTTGCGAGGCTGAGCCAAACGTGCAGCGTAATCTGCACCGTCAGGCATATGAGCATTGCGATTCTTATTCGCAAGCGCACGGAAAAACGAACCTGCATCCACCTTGATATCCTTGTCAGTAACAAAGATATAACGCTTGCAATCACCATCGTCAATCAGATAGAACGAGGTTACGATACCGTAATCCTTGTCCTCACCAACTCTCAGCCTTTCACCAACCATATCCTCGCAGCGATTCTTGAGATCAAACATTTACTAACCCTTTCGTTATGCTTGTGCTATTACCGATACAAATCATTACTTGAGCCAATACGCACACAAACCCCGCAGAATCTGCGAGGCTATTTCTTGCGTATTTGCAGGATTTCCCATCCACATTGAACAGTCTATCAGCGGGGAAATCGCAAGAGTCAAAAAGCGAGTTATGCAGGAAATGTTCGCAGAATCGCAGGAGAATGGGGACAGGGCGGCTCTAACGTTAGAGCCGCCCTGTAACTTTCTAACGTTAGACTCAATGTTCTAACGTTAGACCGCCCGTAGTTTCATTATGCTTTTTCTTACAAAATTGAGTATACGTTTTTTTCGTAGGCATTGCCTTCAGCATAAACCCAATTCCCGAACAGTTTTCTATCTTACTGCGGACCTTGTGGTGCTGAGTGTTCCATTAGCCATTCCACCATGCTGCCGGTGTATTCAAATCGACCTAGATGCATCAATTCAATTGACGGGTCAACCCAAACTTCACCACCAAGCTTTTGCCAATAACGGCAGAATCCATAATCTTCTGAGAGGAAACGCTTTTCCTCATCTACATAGCTATTGAACAGCGCATACGAATTCTTACGCTCGTCGCCCGTCAATGTGCCAGTATCATCGTTGTACTTCAACTCAGGGTATGCCTCAAACATCTTCTCAAGCACTTGTCGCTTGATAAGCATGAAGCCAGTTCCTGCGTCATAGATAGCCATTGCACCGTTGTCTACCTTCACAGTAGTCTCACCCATAGCCAACGCTGGATTGACTACAAATCGTGTGCTTTTCTTTGCAAGATCGCTTGGTGCAACTCCTTGCTTTGCAAGACTTGCTACCCTGTCCCAATTGATGTTCTTGATTGGATATGAACCTGTCATGATATCCTTGTCATGCCATAGCATTTTGATGATATCTTCGTGATTGAAAGCCAGATCCACATCTAAAAACAAAAGATGAGTAAAGTCTTTATTGGCCATAAACTTAGCGGCCACTTGATTCCTAGCTCTAGAGATGAGTGAATCGCTAATCGTAGAGATGCCAAATCTCAAACCTATTTCCTTAAAGGCCATACAAGCCTTAATCATAGACATAAAGAAAGGTTCAGTTATTTGGCGATCATAACATGGAATTGCAATCAAGACATTCCATTTTGAAATGTCATCGGTGGTTAGTTCTATTTGTTGTTGTTGTACTTCAAGCATAGTAGCTATTATACACAAAAAACCCCGTCGATTTGTGATCGACGGGGTTTTTGTTTGTATTATTTACAAGCGTAAAGCTTGCTTACTTTACTTGCTAGTGGGCTGAGTTGCCTTAGTCTTGACACCCTTGATTTCGGATGCCTTTACCTCAGTCTTTTCCTGAGCGACAACTTCGGTTGTTTCCATGCTCTCAACGGCAACCTTTTCCTTAGGGCCATGTGAAGCCTTGAAGTAAAGCTTCATGTCATCGGCATCAAAGCGAATGATAACCTTAAGGTTATGCTTCTTCGCCTGAGCACGAATACGCTGCTGCATTGAGTTATAGGGCTTGCCGGGGATTACACCACTAATTGCAAAACGAGCACCTGTATTTGCTGACTCAAGCAATGCGTCAATGATGCTGTTTAGCTCTTCACTAACACGACCGCTACGGGTAAGTTCAGGGAAGGTGTCTACTTTGTCTAGGCTGAACATTTGTTCTGTCTCCTTGTGTATTGGTATCTGTCGGGCGATCTGATTGCCGCTCCGTTGTTGACATTGAGTACCTTATCAGTCCGATTCTCACCATGTCGCCAATTTCATCGTGATTTTAAAACTTCTCAAAAAAAGTTTTATTCCTCAGAAATCAGCCCAGCCAATATCACAACGAATCTAGCCACCTTTCGTTCCTATCCTCGTCAACATTCTTCTCATCATACCCCGGCTCAAACTTGCCGTAATTCGGATTGAATACCTGAACAGTACCGAAGTCGTCAATTTCTTCTTGAATTTCCCAGTCTTTGCCCTCACCCCAAAATTCAATTTCGATCTCAGTTTCCACACCAATATGCTTAACGCAATTCAACGTCGCACCAGCTAATGCGTCAGCCAAATCCTTAGAGCCAGATGAAGGGTGATCAATCTTATTGTTTGCGAATAATCTGAGCTTAAGCAGTTCTTCTTCTACAAGAATCTCATTCCAATACCCACGCAATCTCATATCGTAAATTGCAGTCATCAACGTGTCGTAAGCGTTCTTTTTGACTGAGTGGAAGTCTGCGTTAATACCTTGCGCACGCAAAGACTGCACCATCTCTACTGATTGCCAACGGTCGAAGGTAACAAGCCCCACATCAAATTTCCTGCACAAATCCACAATCATTTGTCGCACAGAAGCAAAGTTGATTTCTGCACCATGAGCCGCTTCCCAAGAGTGAACTAAATCGACATTCAATACCGGAAGCTTTTCCACACCCATAGTTGTCTTGATTTCTTTAAAGCCTGCCGAATGCACCATGCAAAGAGCAGCCCTGTCTCGTTTCAAACCTAAGTCAACATGGATGAATCTTGTTCTTCCATCTGTTCCGTTAAACCAAGGCTTGAACGTTCCGTCATCCTCATCAACTGGGTCATCTGCATAGTTGAATGCTTTCCTTACTAGATCAGCATCTCTAAAGAATGCATCTTCCATGTTGGGTGGTTCACATTCAAAACGTGCTCTAGCCTCAATTGGATTTCTGATATATTCAGATTCTAGATCTTCACGCTTAATCGTTGGGTTTACTTCCCAAGTGCAAGCTTTGATAAACCAAGTCTTAGGCTCTTGCTTGCTTTGCGCTGAGTTGAATCTCTGCTGAATAAAGTCACCCTTGAAGCGAGGGAATGATAGAAGGATAACTTTGCCTACTTCTGGAAAGCGAGACATGACAGATAACTTACTCATGTTGTAAATAGCATCTGCTGAACCTTTTGCTCTTGTATCTCCACGAACCTCATTCATAATTTTGAAGGCTGAGATCTCGTCCAATACAACAGTCATAACTTCATAACCTTCCCAACCTTCACTCTCAGAGTGACCTGAGAAACATCTTACTGGTCTTGAGAAGAAGAATATTTCTGACACTCTTGGCTCAAATCCCACTTCATTGAAGAATGGGCTACTAAGCAATAAGTTCTTCAGAGGCTCAAAGAATACTCGCTGTGCTTGTTGTGCGTTTACTGCAAGGTTCAATAGGTCGATATACACACCATTAGCCTTGCCGTAGTAACTCAACGGATCACGTAGGCAATGTAGTAGATATGCTGTATATGCAATTGAGATTCTAGAGCAGTGGTCTTTCCCCGACCCCTTACCCAACATACAGATAACCTCGTTATCTGTGTACTTCTCGTAGTATTCATTACCAGCTTGCTCGCCCATTAACTTTTGTAATGTTGGACGCTTTAGAATCTGCGTTGAGTGACGTACTATCTCAAGCTGAATATCTGACAATGCCGGCAGTCCTAAGAATTTTTTATCCTGCACAAATACTTCAATTGGTGCCGGTTCTATGGTAAGCTCATCCTGTTTTAGAAGTCTGTCGAAATCGGCAAACTCTAAGTTCATTCCCATGAAATCTGTCATTGTTAATCCTTATAATTAAGCTATAATCGAAGCGTTAGGTTTAAACCTTTATCCGAGAGAATTTTGCGAACACTTTAGGGCACTTCGATAACTTCAGTTTCTTCCTTGTCCATGATTTCAAATGCAACTGCCAACTCTTTCCTCACCTCATCGGCAATTGATGGGTGCTTTGAGATAACATCACGCAAGACTCTTGATAGGATCTGGTTGACAGATTCTGCCTTTTGCATTCGTGCGATGTAATCGTTATCTGTGCTATTGGTTGTACCAATTAGCTTGTGAAGCTGAGCTTTCTTTGTTGAGATATCGGCAGCTAGCTTAAGCGCCTGAATCCTCTGAGCCAGCATTCCATGATCTGTCGCAATGCTTACTGTCTCCCATGCTTCCTTGCTTATCTGGTCGAACTCCTGCAATGCCTTGATGGTGTTGAACTGAATCTTCTCTAGGAAGTACGGATCGCTATCGGCTTGCTTCTGAATGATCGCCTTATACTGTTGTATATAATCCTTTACTTTATCCACATTAATGGATAGTAGACTAGCCACTTCACGATTGGAATAGCCTTTGATATGAAGAATTCCAGCATCTTCTATATCCTTGATTTGACCTAGTATTCCATCGTCATATTTTTCTATGTTGCTCATATTATGTTCTGCACTTCAAGCAGCCTTTCCCTGTACGGTATGACTACTTTGTCCCAAGAATAGTTGTCGTGAATAATCTTGGAGCCGTCCAAGGTTTTCTTTAAAACCTCGTCGTAGTTGTTAACTACATATAACATTTTATCACATACATCATCAATCTTCGGATTCGCCCAATATCCTTTGGAGTAAATTCCAAATAAATTGCTATCTGCCATATCTGCCTCTAAAGGTACAGACAATTCTGCGAACTCCGTGCAAGCAGTTGCATTAGTGCATATCGTGGGAACACCACAAGCTATTGACTGGAAAGGTATCATTCCCCAACCCTCACCCATCGTAGGGTACACTAAACAGTTAACTCTACCAAAAAGCTGCGCCAAAAAAGAATTACTTAAATAATGGTCTATTACGTTTATATTTTGAATTTCATAGATGCTGCTGATAATGCTCTGGCCCTCCCAAATTCTTGCATCGGGAGGGCCAGAGCTTTTGACTATTAAACAATAGTCAGGATTGTTTTTGTACAGCTTCAAAAATGCGTCAACAACGAGCTGTGTATTTTTTCTCTTAGATGGGCTACCAACATGGAGAAAAGTAAAAGGATTCATGGATCTTAAGTTATCCATGTACTTAAAGGTATCTGTGTCTACACCTAGATCAAATCCATAGACCGGAACATCAACACCGCTGCTCTTGAAAACATCAACTGCCCATTTAGATGTAGTCCAAACCTCATTGCACTCATTCAGTTTTGGAACCCAGCTATCGGGTAGGGCTGTTGTTTCCCAGTATGAAAAGCCAATATTATATTTATTGGTTTTTGCATAATCAACAGGAAGAACGTTATTGACTAAAATGTCGTAGTCAATATCTGGAACACCTTGATGCACCATTCCGATGTTGATGTTATTCTTTTGAAAGATTGTCTGTAGATTGTGATCTACATCTTCAAAAGTAAACACACCGATATCGGCAAGCCTTGCTGTTAACTCCTGAGCGGCGTATGAGTATCCGTCAGCCCTTAAGTGTATTTGATTGTTCCATAGTATTTTGCTGGTCATTTTCAACTACCTTTAGTAGTTCAAAATCCCCAATCTTAGCGACTAGCAAAAGACTTTCTTGAACCTTTTCGACTTCCATAACACCCCTTTCGTGAGCTAAGGAAATACTAGCATAAATAGATTCGCCAAATGAGGATATTGAAACGTTATTTTAAAAAGTTTAATCCTGAAACTTAAAGGCGATGGGGATATTGGTGCGCTTTGATTCTTCCTCAATCGTTTCACGACTATGCCCATGCGCCTTGACAAACTCAACACGATAGTTGAACCATCCAACAACCGCTGACCAGAACTTTTCATCAGTTGTATCAGCAAGTTCTTCTAGCTCTTCATCTGTAAGAAGGAAGCTAAGCACACCTAGCGGCATATAGACAGTCACATCATAGCCCGTTGCCTTATCGGAAACATAGCGTGCAATAAGATCCTGATACTCCTGAATTGTCTCACGAACAGCAGGGCCACCAAAATAGTCGATATTCCCCTCTGCATTGCGAATTCTTGGGCAATAGTTATCTACGCTTGTAATAGTCCCAAAAGACCGGCAAACTAATGGTCGATATCCGTAAATGCTGCATCCACTTGCATAGAAAGCGCAATACTCTTCAGTTTCACCACCAGCTTGCCAAGTTTCATCATGCATACGCTCTTTAAGAGAAGCAATTACTCTTTCCATGAAGCGAGTCGCTTCTTCTTCACCATTCATCTCAAGTTCTTGATAATACTCTTGAATAAGTCTGAATGCTATATGAGCGCATTCCATCATTGGAATTACTAACCCAATATGACAACATCTGCCAGAGCCTAAGCATTTGAACTCTGTAGAGTTTTGCTTGGCTTCCAACACTCTAACTTTGTTGTAAACCATGTCTAA